GCACAGCAGCAGCAAAACGGCTCTGGTAATCCGCCCAACGTGTCGCTTCCGCCTTCGCTTTCGTCGGTGCCGTCCACCTCGGGCCGCAACGTCGAGCTTGGTGATCTAAGCAGCGAAAGCCTGTTCAACTTCGCGATCAAATAGTCCCGGCCGTATCTGTCCGACATGAAGTACCCGCCCATCGAGGCGGGTTTTTTGTTGTCTGGATCACTGCGGCCATAGCAATGAAAGGGGTTGGCCATGGCCAACACTACGATCCAGACTAACAATAAGCTCGTTAAGTACACCCAGGAGATCAATCGGGAGTGGGTGCGCCAAAATATGTTCTCGCCCTACATGGGCGAGGACGTAAACAGCATCATCCGCCGTCGCATGGAGCTAAAGTCTGGCGGCGAGCAGATGAACATCCCGCTGGTCCGACGGCTTGCAGGTGCTGGCGTTTCGACCGGGCCACTGGTCGGAGCGGAAGAGGCAATCGAAGATTACGGCTACCGCATCTGGCTGGAATGGGCGCGCAACGCCGTCGTCACCACCAAGGCCGAAAGCCAGAAGGACAGCGCCGACATCTTCGGCGAGGCCAAGCCGCTGCTCACCGATTGGATCATGGAGCTGACCCGCGACGAGATCATCGCGGCATTGATGGCGTTGCCGTCCGAAACCCAGCCAACGGCTGGCGTTCGCGTCAACGGCATTCTCTACAATCTCGCGACCGCAACCCAAAAAGGTCAGTGGCAGTTGGACAACGCCGATCGCGTGTTGTTCGGTGCCTCCACTGCCAACCGTGTCGCCTCGGCGGTGGCAACTGACCATACGGCATCGCTGGTCAACGTCGATACCACGGCCGACAAATGCACGGGAGCCAACCTGTCGCTGCTCAAGCGCGTCGCGATGGGTGCCAATCCGCGCATTCGTCCGTATCGCACCAAGGACGGTTACGAGTATTACGTCGCGTTCTGCGGATTGAATACGTTCCGCGATCTTAAGATTGATCTCGCGACCGTGAACAAGGACGCCCGCCCACGTGAGAACATGGGCACGTATGGCGCACCCAACAATCCGCTGTTCCAAGACGGGGATCAACTCTATGACGGTGTGATCGTCAGGCTCGTTCCTGAGATCAGCAACTTCGTCACGTCAACATGGACGACGCTGCTCACCGCAGGCGCGGCTTCGGCACGTGTCGAGCCGGTGTTCCTCTGCGGTCAGCAGGCGGCGGTGATCGCCTACGGACAAATGGCGAAGCCCACCTTCAGAAAAGAAGATGACTATGGCTTCATCACCGGCACCGGCATCGAGGCAGCTTACGGCGTTGGCAAGATGTTTGCCAAGGTACCGAAGGCTGGCACTGCATTGAAGCAATGGGGAATTGCGACAGGATTTTTTGCCTCTGCATCGGACTAGTTTCCTATCGGGACGTGTTGCCACTTCTCACGTCTTGTTATGAGGCTGATTGTCCGTTGGGAAACGCCGTACATCTTCCCGATGTCCTTCTGGCGATACTTGCCGGTTCGATAGAGGGCGATGATGGCGGGGATATCGGTTTCTGTGAGTTTGGCGGCTCCGTTCTTGCTGCCGAAGCTCGGATTATCGGGAGCCGGTACCTTCAAGACGCGATAGGCGTGCTGCAGATTTTGAGACTGGGAACAGACCTCAAGATTTTCCAGCCGGTTGTCACCCTTGATACCGTTGAGGTGATTGATCTGCATCCCTGCCGGGATGGGTCCGTTGAAGGCTTCCCAGACCATTCTATGGGCGGGGGCGTCTTTGCGGATGCCGTCCCGGCAAAGGTGATAGGTGACGTAGCCGTCATATTTTGGGCGGGCGGCAAGCAATCCCTTGGATCGTGATCCAAAGTTCGCTGTTCTTTTGACCTGCCCGCGATCTGACACCGCGTAACAGTCCTCGTAGCCGAGGACCGGCTTCCATTGTTCTTTCATGGGTCGGGTTTTACCACGCCCCATTCGGAGAGACAACCATGCCTTCACTATTTGACGCGAATATCCCCGCCCGCGATATCGGGGCTTCGGTTATCCAAGTCGTCGCCGGTCGGGCCAATCCGATCGGCGGCGTTTCCGTCTACAGCGTCAAGATCGGCCGCCTGCCGATGGGCGCGATCATCACGGCGGTTTCAACCAACGTGGAAACGGCCATCACCGGAAGCACGCCGGCATTCAGCATCGGCACGACGGCCGGAGGTGCGGAGATTGTCACCACCGTTGCGCTGACGGCGGGCAGCCTGAACACCGTGCCATTGGCTGCGCTGGTGATGCCGCTCGCCGCCGATACCGATATCTACGCCAACATCACCGGCACGGCGACCGGAGATGCTTACGTCATGGTGCAGTTCTACAAGTTCGGGCCGACCTGACATGGCGCGGATCACTTGGCTCGGCGAGGCCGAATGCCTCTGGAACGAGGTCACGTTTCCGCCCGGCGTGCCGGTGGAAATCTCCGATCAGTACATGCTCGGCAAGGCGCGGAATAACCCGTTCTTCAAGGTGGAAACGGACGTGAGCTTCTTCGACGATCCGCCACCATCAGCCCGCGAAGACGGGCGTCTGCGCCCTGATGTCATGCCTGAAACATGGACGAACACGCCCGAGGTTACCGATCGACAACCGCTCAAGCGCAAGCGCGGCCGGCCGCCGAAGGTGAGGCACAATGGCGAGTAACTACGGCGAGTTGAAAAGCGAGCTGTCGGACCTGTTGTTCAATCAGCGGTTCATCGCGCGCTACGATCGTTTTACGCGCTCGTTCGAAACCGACGCTAATTCGCGGCTGCGCGTGCTGCCGATGGAAGCGTCGGTGCTGCTCACCACCGTGAGCGGTGACGTTGCTTTGCCGGCCGACTATCTGCTGTGGCGCACGGTACGGCCGACGTTGACCGCGACGCCGGGGCCGACCTTCCATCAGCCATTCGCGGAACTGGATTATGTGCATCCGGCTTATCTGCCCCCGGTGGGCCGCGGCTATAATCATCTGTTCACCATCGAGGGCAACACGTTCAAGGTGCGGCCGGTGGATGATCGCGCCAATGCCTACGAATTCCACTACTACCAGAAAATCCCCACGCTGGTCGGCGCCAACACCAACAGCAACTGGTTACTTACCGAATATCCCAACGCCTACCTATTCGGGCTGATGGTGGAAGCTGCCAGCGACGGCCGCAATGCGGAGATGGCGCAACTCTACAAGGCGCGGCGCGATGAGGTGTTTCAGGAAATCATCCAACGCTATGCCCTGACCACCGGCGCCACCAGCCCGAGCGTGCGTAGCGCGGAGTATTTCTGATGCAGGTTTTCGACCGCGATGGCAACGAGATCGCCGATTTTGACATCTCGGAAAAGCAGCAGAAGCTGCTTGAACTCGGCGAGGAAATCGTGGTGCTGTTTCACACCCCGCAATTGTTCCGTGGACTGCTCGGCGAGCGCAGCGGCTCGTTTATGCTGCGCAAGATCGGCGCCCGCATCATCGCCATGGATGACGGCAGCGTGCGCAAGTATGCCGACATGCTGCGCGCGGTGAAGCAAGCGCGGGAGAACGCCTGATGCCCGCGCAGAAGCTGCCGATCGAATTTAGCGAGTGGCGGCCCGATATCGCCGAGCTTGATACCAAATTCGCATCGGAGGTCGAGAACGTATTTGCGGGCGTGAATTCCTACCTGCCGTTTCCGTCGCTGCTGCCGATTGGCACGGCTCCACTGCCCGATGCCTGCGGGCTGTACTCGGCGCGCTCGTCGTCGGGCGAATGGAAAATCTACGGTGGGACACCGACCAAGCTATACACTTGGAGCCTCAATGCCTGGGTAGACATTAGCCGCACCACCGGCGGCGCCTACAATGTCTCGCCTGGTGATCTGTGGATGTGGGAGCAGAGCGGCCAGAAGCTGGTGGCCGTCCAGCAGAACGACAACCCACAGGTCATCGACATCGACACCGGCACCCATTTTGCCGATCTCGCCGGCTCGCCGCCGAAGGCCACCAACGTCAAGCAGATCGGCGATTTCCTGGTGCTGTCCGGCCTGCCCAGCAACAAGCGCATCATTCATTGGTCGGCGGTCAACGACATCACCGGATGGATCATCGGCACCAATCTGTCGGACATGCAGGAATTCCCCGACGGCGGCCCGGTGCAGGGCGTGGCCGGCGGTGAGATGGGCTATGTGCTGCAGGATCGCGCAGTGCGGACCATGCAGTTCCTGCCCGGCGACACGACCTACATTTTCAACTTTTCCCGCATCCTCGACGATCGCGGATGTATCTCGAAATATGGCTACGACAGCATCGGCGCCGTGCTCTACTTCGCCAGTGAGGACGGCTTCTACAGTATCACCGGCCAGCAAGTGACGCCGATTGGCGTAGACAAGGTCAACGACTGGTGGCTGGCCAATACCGATGTGACGCGGCGCAACTTCATTCATTGCATTGCCGGTGTGAACAAGCCGCGCATTGTGTGGGTGATGCACAACTCGTCCGCCTCGCACACCTACGACCGAGAAATGATTTTTGATTGGAGCAATAGCCGTTGGACGAAAGCCGCCGTGGCGGCGTTGGTGTTTGGCTCGATCGCCTCGCTTAATCTCGATCTCGACACCGATGGTGCGGAAGTCAACGACGTGCATCTTGACACGCCGCCATTGCCGGCCGCAATGAGCCTCGACAGCTTTGCCTATGTCGGCGGCCGTCCGTTCAT